AATCAAACTTTGGTTTATGACGCAAGTGCATCTGAGGCTTTGCAAACGCCGATCTGGTTTGTATTGGTGACCACATTGGATGGCATTGCTCAATACAGGGCACGAAACATGGTGTGGGTCTATGACAAGTGGATGGTCGGTGACCCGCAAAGCACCAATATTGGTTATCTGGTGCAAGACATTGGAAGTCACTGGGGACAGCAAGTGCGCTGGGAATTTGGCACGATGATCGTATACAACGAAAGCAATGGTGCACTATTTAACGAGTTGGAATTGGTCAGTTTGACTGGAGGCGTTGCCCTTGGCAAGAATCCGCAGATCAGCACAAGTTACAGCGTAGATGGCAAAGCCTATTCGCAAGAACGATTTATCTCTGTTGGCACGATTGGCAACACCAAAAAACGACTTGCATGGTTTCAGCAGGGGCACATGAGAAACTGGCGCATTCAGCGTTTCCGTGGCGACAGTGATGCCCATGTGTCTTATGTGCGCTTAGAGGCACAGATTGAAGCATTGGCATACTGATGGCAACCGCACCAGTTTCCCGTAAGTTAAATCTGACCCGTGACCAGCTTGCGGAGTTCTTGACCAATCAGCAACAGATTCGTCAGTTTGAATTGCTGTTTTCGACTGTAGATGCAATTGCGCCTGATGTGGTGCTTGAAATAAATATTGCCGCAGGAACAGCACAGGCAACTGCAAATGATGCACTTGCCCAGATAGTTGCACTCGCGCAAAATACTGCGGTAGAAGATGCTGTAATGAATGCTAAGGTGCAACAAGCGTTGGATGCTTTGACAAGGCTGGCGCAGTCATTAGAATTGCTTGCACTTGCCCCTGTGCGTAATAATGTGGAACTGGCGCACGATGTAAATGGCATCTTGCCTTATGCAAACCAAACCCCAAGGGTCCGATCAAACCAGGTGCTGACATGGCTTTCGATGTAATCACCCCAACTAAACTAGGCCAAGCCGCTATCACCACTGGTGTGACCACGCTTTACACAGTGCCAGCGGCAACTAGAACGCTGCTCAAAGAATTTAGCATTGCCAACACAACTGCCGCTGATATAAATGTGCGTGTATTTTTAGTGCCATCAGCAGGTACTGCTGGAACGTCAAATGCTTTTCTGTACGATGTGCCCGTGCCAACTGCAAACGCATTGCAATACAACGGCGTTGAAGTGCTAAATGCTGGCGACACCATTCAAATTCAAGCTGTCTCAACAGGCTTGACCATCATTGCAAGCGGTGGCGAAGCCACTTAAGGAGTAGACATGACAGTAACAGTAAAAGTGCTTATTCCAGCAAAACAAGCTGAAAACACTCAGACCACACAATACACAGCAACCAACTGCAAAACCATTATTGACAAGTTCACCGCCACCAATACCACGGCAGGTAATGTGACGATCAGCGTCAATTTGGTCACCAGTGGAGTTTTGGCAGGAGTAACTAACTTGATTGTGGATGCACGCAGTCTTGCTCCTGATGAAACTTACACTTTCCCTGAATTGGTGGGGCAAGCACTTGAACCAAATGGGTTTATCTCGACCATTGCAAGTGCCGCCATATCACTGACCATCCGCGCATCAGGCCGCGAAATTACTTAAGGAGAACAGCATGGACAAATTTATGATGATGCCCAAGGGGTTTATGGGCTTGCCAATGGATGAGGAATTCATCACCAATGCCGAAAACAAAAAGAACTACGCCATTGCAGTTCAAGATTGGAACTATGGCCCCGAAATGCCTACCAATGAGCCAGGGGCCAATAAAGAGTTTTACGTAGGTTTGGCAGAAGCTATGCAGTGTGATGAAAAAGACGCACGGCGCAAGCATTGCTCAAACTGTGATTACTACGACAACTCTTTTATGACCCAAGTGAGGATTGAGCGAATCCCATTGGCAACCTATGACAAGGGCGCAGGTTTCCGAGGCCATTGCGAAAAGCTAGATTTTATTTGCAACGATATGCGAGTTTGTCAGGCTTGGGAAGATAGAGAGTATGAGGATTGACCTTTTGTCAATTTGTGCGAAAATCAAGCCGCTGAGTCTATCTGGCATCCAGCGGCCTTCCCTTATAGGAGTGTCCAATGGTCAATGTCGCGGTTCAGGAAGTGAAAGCTGGTGTGCCAGTTGAACACCTGCCCATCTACCAATTGGAAGCTGAAATACTCAAGCTGCCACAAGTAGCGATGCCTGTTAACCACGACTTCTGCAATGGCCTATATGCTCGGACAATGCACATACCCGCTGGAACAATATTGACTGGGGCAACCCATCGTGAGGAATCATTCTTCTTGGTGCGAAAAGGCGAATTGATCGTAAGCACAGACAATGGCCCACGAACTATTGGACCAGGAGACATGAGCATCTCCAAAATCGGTACAAAACGTGCTGGCATTGCCTTAACTGACGTTGAGGTAACCACATTTCACGCAAACCCAACCAACGAGCAAGAACCACAGAAATTGTGGGATATGTTTACGATTCCAGCACCATCAACAGTTCTTGAAACCGTGGAATTGGCGCAACTGGAGAAATTAAAATGACATTCGGACTATCAGGGGCAGCATTGGCTGGTGTAGCCATAGGTGGTGCAACGCTTGTATCAGGTTATATGCAATCTCAGGCTGCTGGACGGGCTTCTGCGGCACAAGGGCAAGCAGCTCAAGCTGGCATTGACGAAACGAGAGCGCAGTTTGATGCAATGCAGAAAATCTTGGCCCCTTACGTTACAGCAGGAACAACTGCTATACAAGGACTTGCGCCATATGCCGCCGCTGGTATACCAGCACTTGAACAACAACAAGCATTGCTCGGTTTGAGTGGGCCAGAGGCAGAACGTGCCGCCATTGAGCGTATTAGTGGAGGCGCAAGATTTCAAGAAATGGCCCAACAAGGTGAAGAGGCATTACTGCAAAGAGCATCAGCCACTGGTGGTTTGCGGGGTGGCAATATTCAAGGTGCATTGGCACAATTTAGGCCAGCACTGTTGTCTAGTTTGATTGAACAACAATATGGCAAGTTGGGCGGTATGACTGCTTTAGGACAAGAAACCACATCAAATGTGGCTAGATTAGGGCAAGCATCCGCAGCAGGTACAGGCGCTGCCGCACAAACATCAGGCGCAAACATTGCAACATTGCTTGGACAACAAGGCGCAGCACAAGCTGGCGGTGAAATTGCACAGGGCAGAGCATTTGGCGCAATCCCATCAGCCATTTCTGGTGGCCTTGGTTTCTTTAGTGGTTTAGGGGGGAAATTCTGATGCCAGCACCAATTGATTATGGCGTTCAAATTGCTGACCCTACGCAATCTTTTTTAAGTGCTTTTCAAACTGGTGCTGGTATTCAAGAAACCAGACTAAAGCAAGAACAGCAACAGCAACAAATGGCGAATCAGAAACTGATTCAAGATGGATTAACTAAACTGCGCCAGCCTGGTGCAACTGCTGAAGATGTTTCAAATCTTGCAATGATTTTGCCAAAAGATCAAAGCGAATCGGTGCTCAAGGCATGGGCGCTAAAAACAGACACACAAAAACAGAATGCACTTTCGCGAACAGGAAAAGTTGTATCTGCTTTATTTGCTGGTGAAACTGATATTGCCCAGCAACTTATAAATGACGAAGCTGTTGCAATGCGTAATTCAGGAAATGAAGAGGGCGCAAAATTCTTGGAAACATGGCGTGGCATTACTGAAATAAATCCTACTGCCACCGAACGATTTTTTACGGCTCAACTTTTGCAATTACCAGGTGGTGACAAAATTGTTGAAAACGTTATTAAACTTGGCGCAGAAAAAAGAGCAGAAGGTAAAGCACCAGCAGAATTGAGGGCTGCAATTGCAAAAGCCGATAAAGACGAGGCAGATGCCATCACTGCACAGGCTCAAGCCAAAAATGCACCAGAAAAAGCCGCCGCTGATGCTCAATTAGCACGAGCGCAAGCAGCAAAAGCCGCAATCGAAGCACAGTATGCCGAACCACTGCAAATTGCAGGGCTTAACGAAAAAAATTGGAATATTAAAAACTTACAAGGTCAAATCAGTGATCGTGCCGCCAGATTAAACATTGATAGACAGACAATGCAAGCTACGGTTGCTGATAAATTGTCCAGCATCCAAGAGCGTTTAACTAAATTGCCAGAAGGCGCACAAAAAGAAATTAACGCAGCAGCCACAGCCGCCGCATCTTCAAAGCAAGCGGCAACACAATATAACGATCTTGCAAATCGTATTCAAAGCGCAGAAGGCGGCAAAGGTGCGCTTACATCTGCAACAGAATGGTTTGCCAGATCGTTGGGTCAGCAAGATGCGTGGACGCAAATTCGCAATGAATACACTAGAGTTAGAAACTCAGTGGCGATCAAAGCCTTGCCGCCTGGTGTTGCAACAGATAAAGATATTGAGTTAGCATTGAAAGGCATTCCACCTGAAAATGCAAATGCCACAACACTTGCATCATTCTTGCGTGGTACAGCAAAACTTCAAGATATTGACTCAGCTATCAACAATGCCAAAACGGATTGGTTGTCGCAGAACAATGGATTGCTCACACGGTCCAAAGGCACGTTCATTGCTGGTGATTACACTGCCAAACCTGGAGAAACATTTAACGACTTTGCACAACGCATCGTTGGTGATGTTTCTGCAAAATATCGTTCACCAGAACAACTTGAAGAGCAAAGAAGACAGCAACTCATTAGTCAAATTCCTGGACAAGCAACGCCAGCAGTCGCACCAAGACCTGCGCCATCACCAGCTAGTATTGAATCACAAGCTGATGCAATCCTGCGCGGAGGCAGATAAATGGCAACAGCACAAGAATATGCTGCTTGGATAGTTCAAAACGCTGATAAGC